CAGTCTTAATCTCATTCTCATAAGTTCTGTCATCGTCTGGACTGTGCCAAGTAATATCAATCTTCTGATCTACTTCGACTTGTTGTTTATCTCCGTAGATTGCAACAAGCTTACTAGCCATCCAACGATAGTGAATTAACTTCTCTCTTGTTACTGCAATGCTTTTATTGTCTGCTTTCTCTAGCTCTTCAATCATCTTATCAAGATATGTCTGAGCTGCTATCTTACGAGCAGTCAGTATCTTGTCCGCAAATTCTTTATCTTTTCTGATCCAGTCGTAAACTTTAGATAATGAAGGTGCATCTTTGTTTTGGCAAATGGTAGTTAAAGGAGTACCATTCATCAACATACGTTCAATATCATCAGCTATTGCTGGTGTTAATTGTAGTTTCTTTGTCATTTTTATTCTGTTTTAGATTAAGTAATGCTTTCGCTTTACCTTCAGGTGTTTTAGGTCCTGTACTCCAGCCTCCGTGCATTCTACATCTAATGTTACCATTCTTCATTAATATTCCAGATGCTTTACAAGGCAATCCATTCTGTTTATTTATTGTCTGACATTGCAGTCTGTATTTGTGTCTTGCAGCCATAAACGGTTTTAGGATTAAAAAAAAAAGAGAAAAAAAAATGTAGCTTTTCAAATCCGTTCTGGAACGGTTTTAAGTACAAGCACAATAGTTATGATTATACACCGCCTGGATAGATTTCCAAGATACTATTTTCTAATTTATTTTATAGGAGAGATATTTTTTTTAAAAAGATTTTAAGAATATCAAATTAAGTACAATAATCTGTTAAGTTTGCAATACTTTTTATTATTTTTTTTTATTTTATTACACAACCTACTTAGGACTTTCTCATATCTATTTTTTATTTGATGCCTGGTAAAACCAAAGTGTTTAGCAATCTGTGTCCACTTAAAACGTTGTGCTTTCATCCAAATTATTTGTCTATCAAGAATAGGATCTTCTGATATATCATTCTCAATACTGGTTAAACAGTCTATAGCAAACTCCCATCTAGTTATTTGTTTTGGTGTAGCTCTAAGTTTTAGTAATTTTTTTTCGTAATAAGCCCAGTCTCCTTGCATATACGTTGTCTCTAATAGATTATACATACTAGCAGCCATAGGCGGTTTTGGACCTGATAAAAATCTTTCTGTTCTTGCAGCTTCGTCTATCAAGTTAATAATGTTTGATAATGCTAGAACTTCTTTTTGTATTTGTAATTCAGCTGTCATCAATAATTACCATTTTGATAAGTATAAATATTCT